CTTTGGGTTTGACTGGCTCAGGCTCAGCTGCTTTGGGTTTGACTGGCTCAGGCTCAGCTGCTTCGGGCTCAGCTGCTTTGGGTTTGACTGGCTGGGGTTTATTTTCCTGTTCTTCCAGTATTTTTTCAATTTTCTTGTCAAGTGCTTGTTCATCAGGCTTGACTGGCTTTGGCTTGGGTGCTTCAGGTTTGATTGCCACAGGTTTAGCTTCGGCAGCATCTTTAACAGCACGGGCTTCTTCAGCAGCTTTGTCGGCAGCGGCTTTTTTTGCAGCAGCATCTTTAACAGCACGGGCTTCTTCAGCAGCTTTGTCGGCAGCGGCTTTTTTTGCAGCAGCATCTGATTTGGGTTTCACTAGCTCAGGTTTAACCGCTCCAGGTTTAACCGCTCCAGGTTCGGCATTGGGCTCTTGGGGCTTGACTGCGTCGGCTGCTGGTTTGATTGTTTTCTTGGCTGCTTCATCAAGTTGTTTAGCTACCGCTAGTTGTTTTTCAGCTGCTTCTAATTGTTTTTCAGCAGCCACTCGATTTGTTTCTGCTGCTTTGGCACCATCTGCTGCTTCTTGTAATTTTTTCTTTTCTGCATCCAAATCAGCTTGAGACGCTTTGCCAGCCTTGACTGCTTTTTCAAGCAGTGCAGTTTTTTCCATCTCTTCTCTTAGAGATTTTTTTGCCAAAGCTTCAGCTTCACTTGCTTGAGTCTTAGACTCGTTTGCCTGAGCTTTTTCCAATTGTGCTTTTTTTAGATCAGTATCTGTTGATACAATTTGGTCTGTTGGTGTTTTGCCAGCATTGCGAACATCCAATTTAAAATATGGATTGTTTTGTAAGTAATCAATTATTTCTTTTGTGATTCCTTTCTGTATGTCAACCACAGTATCTGCTGACAATTTTATTTTGGTACCATCGGTGAAATTGATAGTTATACCTTTGTTGACCAACGATTGCAATGCTATCATTATTTGTTGTTGATCTTTGAGCAATGCGGCATAACCAATTAGTCTTGGATCTCCCCCGGCTTTTTCTGGAGTTTTGCCATCTTCAGATGTTAATTTTTTTCGTTCATCCAGGATTTTTGCCATCTCTGTATTGAAATCTTTTTCAAGAAATTGTCTGGCCTGTTGTGTTTCTGCAAATTTTACTAAGTAATTTTCCCCTGTGCCTGTTTGATAGGCGCTGTTGAATTTTTCACTGGTCCTAGCAAGAGCTTGTAATGAACTGTATGCTCCTTCGCCACCTGATTTGAGTCCTGCGCTGACATCCGCAATATCTTTCATTATCTGACCTTGAGTGCTGGTACTGGCTTTTTGTGCAGCTTCGGTGGTCATCATCCCTGTGGACAAGTCACGAAAGCCCTGTGCCAGTTCAGGAGATACTTTGGCCAAAATTAAATTTTGTTTTTCAAGTTCGTCAGCAGCAGCAATTTGTTGAGCATCTCCACTGGCTCTCATGGCAGCTATTTTGGCACCAAATCTTTGCTCACTCAGTGCTGCTTCTCTTGCAGATTGCTGTTCTTTTCGGCTCATGCCCAACAGTTTGGCCAATGCATCTTGTTCATAGATATATTTGCGTGTGCCAGCGATCAATTCATCATTGGTCATTTTTTGAGATCGCCCAGCAAGATTTTGCAATCTGATATAGCCCATCATGCTTTCATTCACTTGGTCTTGTGTCATTCCCAAGGCAAAAAAGTTTTGTCTGTCTTTTTCAAGTGCCTGGCCTAAATTTTCAAATTTTCTACGACCATCAAATGCACTTCTGCCAAACGCTGCAAGTTCTTTGCTGTTTTGATTGACCAGGCCTATGTATTCATCCATTTTGAGAATGTTGAGACCTAAGTTTGAAGCACTTTGACCAACTCCGGTCATGCCTTCACTGGCAGCAGCACCTGAGTCGGCTAATTTGCTGTAGGCATCATACTGTCGATCTGCCATGTTGCTGGTCAAATCATACAGGGTAGCAACAAGTTTAACACTGCTGCCTGACAGCTTTGCCAGGCCAGACAGGAAACTTGCAAACAGTGGACTATTTCCTAACACACCAGCAGCTTTTGATATGGTATTTGTAAATTGGGCAACTGACTCTGCTGTGGCCGCGGTCGACGTACTGAACGCCTGCATGCCACGTCGGCCTTCATACAAGGAGTTACCGAGTGAGCCTGATGCTTTTTGTAAATTGTATAGCGAATCTGCTGCTGATCTTGACGCAGCCATTTGTGCTCGTTGTACCGCTGACAGTTCTCTTGTGGAATCAGCTGCACTTGCTGTCAGTCTGGAATATCGGTCAAACTCTGAACTGAGTCTACCCAAATTTGCGGTAATCGAATTTACTTCGTCATTTAAGTCAGCCATGTATTTTACACCTATAAGTAGTGTATATTTATAGGTGATTTATGACCCAATTTGCTAACCCGTTGAAACAATATTTTCGGCAACCTGCGATCTACATGCGCTTGCCCACAGGAGGAAAATATTGGCCCGCAGGCACCATTGACTTGCCACCAAACGGTGAAATACCAGTTTACCCAATGACTGCCATTGACGAAATAACATATCGTACTCCCGATGCTCTGTTCAATGGACAAGCTGTGATCAGTGTGATACAAAGTTGCATGCCCAATGTTAAAAATGCCTGGGCAGCACCTGCAGCAGATGTCAACAGTATGCTGGTGGCCATAAGACTGGCCAGCTACGGTCATGAATTGGAAATCTCTAGCACTTGCCCTGCCTGCAACACTGCTGAAGACTATGCTGTGGATCTGCGACAAATACTAGATCAATTGAAATTGCCTGATTTTGAAACCACATTGCAGCATGGCGATTTAGAAATTGCATTTGCACCAGTCAGCTATGAACAGCAAAACCAAAGCAATCAATCGCAATTTGAAGAACAACAAGTGATACGAAGCATAACTGATTCTGACATGTCTGAAGAAGAAAAACTTAAAAAACTCAACGAAGCCATGCGACGCATCACCGAGCTCACAATACAAGCACTCAAATGGAGTATCGCCGGCATACGTACTCCCAGTGCTATTGTGAGCGAACAAGAATACATACAAGAATTTTTAATCAATTGCGATAGAAAATTGTTCAATGCCATACGTGACCGTGTGATTGGTCTTAGAGAAATCAGTGAGTTGAAACCCTTGGATATCAAGTGTGGCAATTGTTCACATGAATATCACCAGACAATCACACTGGATATGACAAGTTTTTTCGGAGCCGCCTCCTGAATTCCACCGCTGACGAAATTTCAAAAATGGTAGACGATATGGAACAGGAGGCTGATGAGTTGCGTCGGCAAAGTTTAAAAATGAGTTGGTACATGCGCGGCGGCTTGTCATATGATGATGTACTGAGTCTGAGCTATCGTGAACGCGGCATGGTCAGCAAGATAATCAAAGAAAATCTTGAAACTACCAAAACTAGCAAACTGCCTTTCTTCTAATGGACATTCTCACAGTCACTCGAGACATACTCACCTGGTCAGAAACTTTTGTAGAAGTTCCGCATCCAGCCCTGGGTGGTTGGCCACCTTGCCCATTTGCACGGCAAGCACGGCTGAAAGGCTCTGTGGGCATATTCATTGGCCAGGATCCATATTTTGATCTTGAATCACGTGCTGCATTAGGCATGCAACAGTACGAGGTGATAGTGTATGCTTACGATCCTACAGAATGGACCCGTGATATTTTTTCACCAAGATTACAAGCAGCCAACCAAGACTTTTTGCTTGCAGCAGACTTGATTGTGCTAGAAGATCATCCCACCGACGTTGAAGATGTCAACGGAGTGATCATGAATCAAGGCAAATATGCATTGAGCCTGGTCCAGAGTCTGAGTGATCTTGACCGTCGTGCCAAACAAATGGCTGACAAAGGATTCTATCATGCCTGGCCAGAACAGTATCTCACAGGTCTATTTGAAAATAGAAAAGATCCAAGATGACTTATCAGTTTGCTAGAATTGACTTAGAAAAAACCAACTACAAACCCACGGTAGACTGGCGGTTCATAACCAATCGTGATGCTGATACGCTGGCACAGCTGGACAACATCTATAGAACCTACTGCATCTACAGACGCTTTGTGAGCGTGATACCCATGTTTCATTCTAGATATCATGACTCAATGGCCGATCTGATTGGATACTATGACGCAGATCGGCTGGTGGCCTGGAGTTTGATACGCAGATTTGACCAGCACAATGCACAATGCGATCAATTTGCTTGGACCTATCATCGGCCCAAGCTACGCATGGGCATAGAAACAATGAAAACCGAGTGTGCGATCTACAAGGAGCGAGGATTTGAATACTTGTATCTAGAACAAGCGCACTTGTACAAGTCAGAAATTGATGGATTTGAAATACTAGGACCACTGGAGTAACACATGGCAGACTTATATACAATTTGGGCAAACAAAGAAGGCGATATCTCAGACCTTGACTGGGTCACAGGCATGAAAAGTTTTTTTGATCATCTGATCTCTGAAGGCAAGATGGAGAGCTATAGAATCACCCGCTGCAAGATGGGATTTAGATCAATCGCAGACATGCCTGAATGGATGATCCTGATGGAATTCACAGGCATGGCACAGATGGACCTGGCCTTCAAACGTGTGGCACCTTTAGAGGGCGAACTTGAAGTCAAACACAAAAGCTTCAATCAGTTTGTGTCAGGTGACATTCAACATGCCTTGTTTAGAGATTGGCCAGATACCAATCTCTAAAGTTTGATTAACTTAGATATTTGCACCATTCGGGAAAAATAGTTTTCCAGGATTGATCTGGATCATACCACTCTAGGAAATTTTTTAACAAAAAGTGATTGCTGGTATCAACTGGTACATCTTTGACCATGTTGATCAGACTGTCAGACGATGAAATTTGATTGACTTTGGCTAATCTAGTATAACACTCTGAGCGTATTTTTTCAGGAATAGCTGCTACTGACATGCATTCCGGTGTGGTCAGCAAGATAAATCTCAATGGAATATTGAACTGTGCGGTCCACGATATCAATGTATCCAGGTGCAATAGTGTCAGTGCTTGAACTGTACACTGACTGCTTATGCTTGAAGATTCGGGCATCTGTTTGCAAAATTGCTCTAGATTGATTTTGATACTTTCCCAAGTGCTGCCTTTACGTACCCAGTCTTGAACTTCTGCAATACCTTCAAGACTGACACAAAAATGTACGTGACCAAAATTACCCAGTTGTTCAAGTGTATCCAACAATGAAACACTTGCATTGGTCACGATGGTCAAGGCTGTTTTTTGTTTTTGCTGGTCAGGTATAGATGCTAGCATTTTTAGCATCTTCATATCCAGCAACGGCTCGCCACCCAGTACTTTGATATTGGGAGTGTGTTGATCAATTACAAATTTCAACAGTTGGTAATTGCCTTTGTCTACAAATGCGTTTCGAACTTGATTTAAATACGCAGGGTTTTGGGATAGATTATGTATCACCCAGACGGAGTCTTTTGTCTGTTGCCAATGAGCATATATTTTGCTGCTGTTAGCTGGATTGCACATAGAGCAGGCAAAATTGCAAACATTGGTCAGACTGATATCAGCTGACAGCAGCAGATCACTTTTGTAATCTGTTTTATGTTTAAGATAGAGTTTGACCCAAGATTGATCAATCAGGTGACCAAGATTCTTGGTCACTGTGTCATTGGCTGTTTGCCGCAAACTGACTTCGCTGTGTTTTTCTTTTTGCCAGCATTTGTTGCATTCTTTTATTTGATTGCCGTGAGAAAGTTCTTGTCTTACATACTGGATGTAATCACTGTTTAACCATTGATCGGCTGATGAATCAGGATATTTAAAATTCACAGTTCCAGTGAACTCAGTGCTAGTCTGATCTATCTCACAGCATACACTGAAATTTCCAATGCTATCAGTTCTAAGTTGAAACCATGGTGCAGCACAAAAAGTTGATTTTTCTATGTACATGATCTATTTAAGAACTTCTAGCGAAGTTCTGTTAATTTCGCTACGCTCATTAACATCTTTTTGGACTAGAGCGAAGCGATTATTAGTATCATCTAGATACTGCGGTCATAATTCACCGTATGCACGGTGAATTGATGCATCATCTGAGTGACAGCAGTCATTTACGATAATGAGATTGTGGTTACCCACACGGAGGCGGTTGACCGGTACCCCCTACTCAAGCTTCACATATCAACGGAACCCTAGTGACCCAATGTAAATCCAAGTCCTATAAGCAGGGGTTGTATCTGTTTTACAGAGCCCCAACCATTTGTTGCCTTAAGTTAGCAATTGCCTTTGACGCCCAAGTCCAGACCGGGTATCTCACCGTTCCTCAATGGGGACAAGCCATGTCGCCTGTCACTGTGTCTTGATATTTGCCTATTTTATATTAGATAAGTGTTTTCTAGTTTATGAGTATTTGGTTCTAATAGATTGTGTAATTGTTTTGTATTGATAAATTTTTCTAATTTCCACGTTTTCAAGTTCAGATTGTGTTTGTATATAAGATAGTGTTGTATAGCTGCTTCTTGCAGGAGATCAAAGTCAAATCTCACTAGATCCATGTCGTTTCCGTTGATGATGTAATTTACAATAGTATCAAAGTACATAGCAAATGTCAATCTATTAGAGTGTATTTTTTTCCATTTGTTGTAAACTGTTATCCAGTGAGTTTTTTTGCTGTTGTTGATTTGGATTTCTAAAAAATCAAACAGCTGATCAACTGTTTGATCAAATATGGTATATAATTCAAATGTATCAAAATTATAATGTGGAATAGTTAGATCAATGTTTACGGAGATATTGGGAACAGAAAATGGACGTATATTCAAGGCCAGAAATTCTCGCTGATCCCATATGTGATTTAAATTTTGCTCTTGCCATACTTTATGACTATCAGCAAAAAAATGTTCAACAAAGTCTTGCAATTGTTCCTCATTGGATGCATTTTTTTTGTTGTAGTCAGACCATTTTGAACTCAAATTTCTAAATCTTGTTGAACAGTGATACAACGGATGCCCACTGTATAAAACAATAATTTTTTTAAATTCTGTAGCAATAGTAGATACGAGTTCAGCAGTGGGTTGATGCCTGGTGCCAGGATTCATGCGAGAATTTGGAGATCTAGAATCTTCATGTAAATTATGTATATACATGGTATGAAAATCAGAAGTCTGCATGTTTTTTAAAATGGCTACCATGTTGCTCACTTGATCAATCTTGTCAGGATGATTTGCAAGAAATGCATGAGCATTGATATTAGTAGTTGGATCTTCGGGTACATCAATCCAACGATTGGTTTTACTGTGAAAATATTTTTTGTGGCCAGCAAGGTAATGTAGGCTCCATGTTAGAAATGTACCTCCTACTGCCGGGTCAGTTAAAACTAATATCATATTTTATTTGTCAGCTAGTGAATGTGACTACTGTGATTGCAAAAAGTTGTTTACTGTGGTAAAGTAGTTTCTATTGCTTTGTTGCCCAGGATGCTGACCATCATGATTTCTATCAATTTTGTTATCAACCCACGAACTGTATAAATTGATCCACTGAGATTCATCAATGCCCCCTGCTGAATCATACTCGTTGTGAAGTTTTGTATACAATTTCAATATGTCGTTGTCGCTGCGATTAATGATGTTTAGTATACTAGTTTTGGTAAATGCTGTGTATTCTTCTGGACAAACATTTTCTAAGCGATCAAAATAATTTTTATCCCAGCCGCAGGAATCGTTCACGTGATAGACTGTGATATTTTTTTGCTTGCACAACTTGTTGATTATGTTTACATATTCAACAATCTTGACAATGTCATGATGATAGTGATGCAACGCTAAAAATCTATTTTTTAAATTTTCAATGTATGATTTGGGAATTGTGCCTGTGTTTAAATTAATGTCGTTTACAGTAGAATTAGGCCCAAAATGCACGCCGGTTGTATACAATTCAAATCCCGGATCAATAAAATATCGTGGCGCACTGACCCATGAACAAAACAAGTATGCCAAATCGTTGTTGTTGACAATAAGATCAATGGATTTTTGAAAAACAAAAACATTTGGAGCTCCGCTTTGAGCAGCATTGATGCATGATAGATCTGGAAAACAATTTTTGTGCACCAAATTTACCCACATTAGATCTTGTTCGTCAGGCAGATTCCATCCAAGCCCGACGGTGATTGAGCCTCCAGTGAACGCAATCTTAGACATTGGTATCAATCCATTGTTCAGTATAATTAGAAATTTTCATTTGCTCTAGTTATCTTGTTCATGACATGAGACCCATGCACACGAACTTGTATATGACCATTGTAGTAGTCGGTTGATTCTAATACTCGTCTTGAAAACTGTTCTCTTGCTTCTATGTACGAACATTCAGATTTTGATTGACAATAGTACAGTATTTCTCTGGAAAAATTTTCAGCGCCTAACGCAATCACATCTGCGGTCAATTCTAGATTTGAACCATAGTACTCTTGCCAGTCGCTTTCAACTTTGCTGCGTATGCGTTTTTTCTTTTTGATGCCGTTTTTTTGCTTGACTACTCGATAAATTGTTTTTGAGAATTTGGCCAGTTTTTTGCCTATATATCTGCGTCCGGTGAGATTGTTTGTGATCAGATAAACAAATCCTACACATGATTCGGGCAATGTCTCCACTGGGGTGTTTTGATATAGCCATGTCATGTAAATTAAATTTGTTTAGTTTGGGTCTTATAGTTATGCCTTTTACCATGAAGTTGCATATTTTTTGTCGACCGCAGCACTAGCGCACTTGGATTGGCATTCATACCACCGATAAGTTTCTAATTCTGTTGTCCAAAAAGTATCTGCCAGTACGTGTTCTAATGTGTGATTATGTAGATTGAATTTTTCTGCCTGTTGTTGCCATTCTTGATTGTGTGCGTATCTGTTTGCTACCCAGCAGCAGGGGAATAGTCTGCCGCGGGCATCTATATATAACCCCTTGTTGCCTATTTTACACAACGGAGTAACTCCGTTTTTTGGTTGTGTTTCTTGGAATAATTTAATGTTTTTTAAACTGATTGGTGTTGGTAATTTTTCAGTAAGATTCATGATCTCACGTTCAAATCTATGTGTGCTGCTCACAAAACAATCACTGGGTTGCAAAGGATCATCTGCTCCGTAAGACGGATACACACTACCAAATTTGGTGCTGTGAGTGAGTTGGAATCGATCAACACCTAGTTGTTTTGCAAACTCTTGCATAAAGTCTAGTTTATGTTCGTTAAATTTGAAAGCAATAGCAGCCCACACAATTTGACAGCCACTGGTAGTTCTAAGTGTTTGCAACCCTGCAATGATGCTATCGTAATTGCTATTGACTCGATAGAGGTTGTTGCTGGCATTGTCATATCCGTCAATGCTAAAATGTACGCTGTCGTTTTGATCTAGTGTTTTTCCTAGTTCTGTCCACCAGTCAAGTTTTTTGTGACTGCCGTTGGTAACAATCACAATCTCTAAAGGTCGAATGCTCTTTAGATATTGAATAATTGGCACAAGATCATGAGCATAGATAGGGTCGCCATCATCTCCACAGAATGTAATTTTCTCTACATTTGCCAACACAAACTCAGGAGTAAAGTTTTGTTTAAAAAATTCTAAATCTAGTTCGGTGTTGATAACACCGACGGGAACTTCTTGACGAGAACATCGCGGACAAGCCAGAGTACATTTACTGGATACCTCAATATGAAAATGCCAAGTTGCTAAAGTCATACCAGTTCGATATCAGTATTGTAGGATGTAAATCCGTTCTCTTTCACTACCTTGAGAATGTTTTCTACCCTACTGGTCAGCTCGTCTCTGTGACTGACCAACCAAATGCTCTTGTGCCGTTCGCGGCTCATCTTCTTCAGCAGTGCAAGTGCATTCTCCACACCTTGTGTGTCCAACCCAGAATCAATCATCTCGTCGATGAACAAGATGTTGATGGGTTGATACAAACTTTCCCATACATCGCGGAACGCCCAACTCATGCTCAGGATCAACCTATTACGTTCGCCTCGACTTAGATTGTCAAAATCCAACTCGCGCCCCAGTTCCTCGATGCTCACAGTGAGATCATTCTGGAACTTCACAGTGTGTGGCAATCCAATACGATCAAGATAGTGTGTGAGTCGGCTGTTGAGATAGCTCAAGTTCTGATCAATGATCTTCTTACGCACAAAGCTATCTTTGCTGGTGAGCAGCTTGAGCAAGAACTCCTGATGTTCTTGCACTCTGGTGAATTCGTTCAAGGTATCATACGAAACCACTTGCAGGGCTTGATTCTGCATTTCGGTGATCTGTTCGCTGTAGGGATCAGTCTCTGCTGAACGACTAGCAAGATCCTTCATCAAGGTATCCAAGGTATTCTTGTGATTCAGTGCCTGCTCTAGGCTGTCGTAGAATACTCGAGGTGCTTGCCCTAGTTCGCCAAGTTCTTTCAATCTCTCCTGATGTTCAGATCGTTGCGTGTCGTTGGTCAGCACTTGCAATGCAAGTTCTTGTAGAGTCTTCTCACGCTGTGCTTTCACAATGTCAAGGCTGTTGTCGTGTATGTCTGTGCCGCAAGCAAAACACTTGTGGCTGGCGATCTGACCAAGATCTTTTTCAATCTGAGACATTTGCTTGAGCAGTTTGGCATCGTCGGCGTCAATCTGCCGTATCCAACGGATGGCTTCGTCCGCGGCCTTCTTTCGAGCATGATATGCTTCGAGATCTCTGTGTGCTTGCACTTCTGCGCCAATATCAATGTGTTCAAGATCGGCAATGCCTTGTGCAAGGTTTTCTGTGTCTTCTGTTTGTTTGCGTAGCCACAGGGTTCGGCGTTTCTCCAAGCTAGCAATCTGTTCTTCAATACGCTTGTTAGCTTCTTGCACAGCACGGATACGTAGTTCTTCTGCTTGGATAGAATCTTTGGTCTGTCTGTTGATTTCTTTGATGCGATCTGCACGCTCACTCAGCAGCGTGATGCCCAGCAGTTGTTCAATGATTGTTCGTTGTTCATTGGCTTTGAGACTCAAGAACGGCGGCGTATATGTGTTTAATGCCACGATGTGTTGGAACATGTCGTGACTCATGCCTAACACACGTTCTATGGCTTCTTGTGTTTCTCTTGAATCGCCTTGTGCTTCGTCTTGTGCTGCTTGATGTTCGTCGTTCACATAGAACCGGAGCACATTGGGTTTGCGCCCACGTTCAATCCGATAGTTCTGTCCGCTGACACTGAAGTCAAGACTGACCAGCATGTGTTTGGCATTGGTCTTGTTCACAAGATTGTCTTTGCGTATGTTCGATAGTGCTTGTCCGTACAGAGCATAACTCAGTGCATTGATAATGGTAGTCTTGCCGGTACCATTGCGAGATCCATCACCACCCATGTCTAGGTTTTCACCCAGCACTAGTGTGAGATCACTACGATCAAAGTCAATGGCCTGTGTGGTATTGCCCACACTCATGAAGTTTTTTACAGTTAGCGTTTTAATTTGAATCATTAGGAACTAAGTTTAATATAAATTTTGCAATTTCTTGATGTTGTTCAGCTGATGGATGACTTTTAAATTTAACTAACTTTTCAAAGTGCCATCTGAAATCGTAAAAATTTGTATGATCAATGCTATTATAGAGAGATTGTAATTGTTTTTCAACCTCTAAAATTTGGGTGTCGTCCATGACATCAAACGCATCTAAAAGTTCGTATTTGCAATCTGCAGATTGAGTCGATATGGTCAACAGATCAACAACTGATTGCTGATCAACAGTATTCAACAGCAGATACGGAATCTGCTGTTGCTTCAAAAAACTTTCCAAAGTTATAATCAGTTGTAAAAACTTCCAAGTATCATAGAGATAATTGCTCCAGTATTTAAACAACAAATTTTTAAATTGTTCAAGCTCTTTGTGCTTTTGATACACGGAATTTGAACCAGAGATAGAGATATCCACAGGAAAATTATTTTCTCGACGAACGAAAAATTTTCTCTCCAATGGACCAAATGCAATTATTGCTAGGTCTGGGCGATCATTGACACAAAAATTTATAGCATCAAATACCATATGCTCATTGCTTTTACCAACTTTTGCATGATTAATAACTTTTATGTCTAACATTCTTGACAAGCACGCCGGCCAAGATTGTGAAGTAGGATCTACCAGTTCATCTCCATAGGTATAACTAGCACCATCAACATAGATCATGTTATCACCTTGTTGATAGATTCAAACACCATTAGATTTCCTTTTTTGCTAAAATGATTTATTAACCCAGGGTGTTCTTGGAATATTTTTTCAAACGATATAAAATTACAATCAACAAATTTAAAATCTTGTGGTAGACCAGTGATATGTATTGCTGTTCCTTTAAACGACTCTAAGTATTTTATTTCATAGCCGATGATAAGATCATGTACAAAAATTGCATACTCGGGCAAGAAAAATTTTTCAAAGTAGTCAGCAACACTCTGTAAAGTTTTATTTTTAGATTGCTTGATATCTGAGTAAATTAGATCACAATCCTTGTGTAAAACATCATTGTAATGGTCTGGATGTGACTCTATCGGGATTCGGAAAGGACTGGTATGCGATAAAATAACATAATCAAATAATGATAAGTCGGCTGCATATAACTGTTTCCAAATTTTATATTCACTGCATCCAGCTTGACTCAAATTGGTAACTTGATGAGTATCGGCCAACAGAATTGGCCAACCTTTATAGTCCTGATGTTTAGCTGACCAATCTGCGCTAAAACTGTCTCCACAGATTAAAATTTTTTTAGCAGTAGAATTCATAGATTCTGGTAGATCTTCAGCAGCAGTTTATTGTCGTAGAATTCTGATTCAATGTTGGTAATCTGATCTGTCACAATCTGATCTACCGATTCAAACTTGATCTCACCAGGCGCCATGTCGGTATCCACTGATGAGTTCTTGTTCGGTATCAAGGCCATCTCTCTGAGGTTGTAATCTCGAATATATGTTTCTTTGATGTAGTTGGCCTCTTCGTATGAAATCTCAATGTCCAAATTAACACGCACATGCATCCTGGGTGCAAGCAATGAGGCTGCATTGTCGATGATGTTGGCAAGTCCTAGCACACGGTATCTAGGTTGATCGGGCCAGGCATGATACACAGGATCTTGGCCCCACTCTAATATGGTAAGGCCACGTGCATCATCTCCGGCATCGGCGTAGTTGTGCGGAAAGCAGTTGCCTATGTAAGTGATGTTTTTCTTGGTCTGACGTTTGTGAAAGTGCCCGGTGAACACATGTTCAAAGTTGTTGAAGTCTTCTCTGCGAACTTCTCCATGATCCGGCATCTCTACCATGGCATTCATGAGGTATCCGGGCAGTTCAAAATGCCCGAACATGTATTTGCCTGTTAACTTAGCCAAGCGTTTATGATCGTCACCAACCAGCCAAGGAGCAATAACCACATCACCATTGGAAAACCAATCGTTACAAATTTCAACATTGGGGAGGTGCTTGGCCCATTCAACACTTTGAATATCACGCTTATCACGATAGTATAGATCGTGATTTCCAGGAATAAAATAAACTCGATCAAAGTTATCATTCATGTGCTCCAATGCTCGTAGACTGAAGTTCAGTGTGACGATGTTGAGACTGGCTCGATTGTTGTGCCAGTCACCTAAGAACATGCAGGTCTCGCAGCCTTCTGCCAGAGCCTTGGCCGTGGCCCACTTAACAAAGTTCAAGCAGTCTTCATTGTGAGTGGTGCTGTTGCTCTTGAGTCCAAAGTGGATGTCTGTAAAGATTGCGGCTTTACGAAATAGATTAGTCATAGTTGTACAGGTTTGTACCTAGAACTCGTTCTAGGGTCGTGATAATTTGATTGTAAATTGGTTGATAATCCTGTTGGCAAGTATCAACTGCTTTTTGATAGTTGGATATAATTTGTTGAGCACTGTATGGATTTTTCACATGTGATATCTTATCAAAGTGTGCATGTAGGTCTTCAAGAAAACTAAATTCAATTTTTTTATTGTAAAATATCTTTAATCCCAACAAAAAATCGGCGTAATTACAAATTGAGCTCAGTGTATTTTTATAGTCTGAATCTGAAAGTGTGATCTCTCTCCAGCCGGATACCCGTGCCTGATTTTCATTAAAATTGTTTCTTGTAGTCAGCATAATACCATATCTTTCTGCAACTGCCCCACTAACCACTTGATCAATGAATCTTTTGCGTAAGATACCAAGAATTTTTTTAGCATTGACCACAGTTGAAAATTGATCTTGCATTAGCAAATCATCAATATTGTGTAGACAATTGGTTACACCAGTGATATCTCTAAGAACGTGAGTTCCAGATCGACCAGGAGTAAACACAATAGCTGGTTCAGTTTCCAAGCATTCCAAAACAACCGGTTGCTGGAATACTATTTTGTCGGCAAAAATTAATCTAAAGAAACTTGAATGCAGCCAATGTGATTTGCTATATCCATCATTCCAGACTGGTTCTAGATTTGCCAAATCGTTCTCATAAGAAGTGAGAACCTTTATGACTTTGAAATTACGAGCAGCAGCAAACAGTTCTTCAGCATCAAACACATCAGCACTTGTTAAATCTGTGCAAATATCTAGATCAACTGCTTGTTGATATTTTTGAGACAGATCAGTGGCATCAGGCCACTGATCTAATAGACACAGGCGAGAGCTGCTTTTGTAAAATGTTGATGCCCACGGTTTAACTAATTGGTTACCGTTGTGCAATAGTAAGTATGACATTGATGTATTATACTACTCATCCAAGGTGCTCACAACCGGACCGGACATGGCTTGCATGCTGTGTTTGCCAGAATTCTGTCGAGTCCAGCTAGGATTGAGTCCGTTCATCTCTAAAATGTCATCACGGATGTTTTGATTTTTCTTTTCTATGTTCAGGATCCTGGTGAAGCTATTGGTGATGGCAGCAGTGTAATAGGCAAAAGGATTTTGTGATTTTGATTCATCAAACTGCAATCCAATTTGGCTCAGCTGCAACAGGGCCTGACCACGCATTTCTTCGTTGTAGGTGTATCCGCGCCAGTTTGAGCGGGTGGCATAGCGTTCGCACAGCTTCATGAACATGGTGGCTAACTTGCGAGTCATTTCTCCGTGATCTTTTGAAAACTCCCCGGTTTCCAATGTGCCGCGCCAGTGACTGCGCCCCACAATAAATGGAACTTTTTCATTGTCTATGCGATAGTGTTCAAATGGTGGAAAGTTCAATCGCACATGATTCAAACTCAACACTGGCACGTCTAACAGATCCGCCAAAGGATCTTCGTCTTCCACGGCGTCATCTAGATCCAAGATGTCTTCCAGACGGCGACGTTTGGCTTTGGCTTCTGCTTTGGTAATTTTCTTGGGAGCCATGGGCACATGATCCCACATGGTGATGCGAAACACAATGTCTGTGTTGGGGATTTTTTTAGGATCTACAATCTCACCAGTTTCACGTTTGATACGATCTGCTCTGTTGCGTCGTGCTTCGGCTGTGGTTCGTTGATTGATCTTGTCAAGACTGGGCAAAATGATATCAAATTGATGATCTAGCCCACGATCACGGTACCAACAGTAGTTGTTTTTGCTGAGATGAATTTCTTTGAGGATATCTCTGTTGTTGAGATAGTTGACGCGGGGTGCAGACTTTGGCAATAAAGACATGAATTCTCCTGATATGTATTTATTGTAGCAGATTTATTCAAGTTGTCAACCTTTATATAAACTATGCCGTTTTTGCACCTGCTAAATAAGATACAGGAACAACAATGGCCAATTACAATCCCAACGACGCAGCAGCATTTAACAAAGCTCTTCAAAGTGGTCTCAGCACAGCTGATGCAGCCAAGCAGGCTGGTATTACTCCTGCGGCTGCTGCTCAGTATGCACTTGGCAGCAACAACAATCTTGGCAGCCAGAATCCTGGAGTCGCTGCCACTCCGGCAACTGAACAATCTACTTTTGCTACTCAGGCAATTCCGCAAACTTTTTCTGGACAACCGGCCCAAGGTGTGCAATTGGCATCAGCTGCAACTCCACTTCGTAGAGAAGGCATCGTGGAGAGAAACGGTACCATTACTTTTATACCACAAGATGCTCCTGTTGGCACTGTGCCTGGCGCCGGAAATGGCCAAGCTACAACACCCGGTCCTGCTAGTCAAACTCCCGTTGCCCCGACGGACGGTGGTCGAGGTACCGGCCTTATTGAACGGCCAATCGAACAGGCGCCACCATTGCCCAACAACACCGTGACACCTGTTATTGCTAATGGTCAACCCCCTGCAGCAGCACCTGCAGCAACACCTGCAGCAAATGTTCCAGTACCGGTATTCAACACACCAGGCGCTGCACAAAACGGTCAAGGCGGTACAGTTCCTGTCGCTGCGCCTGCCCCAGCTGTGAGTGGCAACGGTCAGGCTCCGGTACCAGCAGTTACAACTCCTTCCACTGGCAGTGCAGGGCCCGCACCTGGCACTGGATATGGCGACAATCCAGCTGACCTGGCCGTGTTCCCCACAACTGGTCCAACACCGGTGGTCACAGGGCCAGCAGCTGGTGGGTATGGAGACGGCAATGCAGCTGACCTGGCTGTGTTTCCCACAACTGGTCCAACACCGGTGGATGAAGAATCAGCGTATCCACCAAACCCTGTAGATCAGCCCAATGACCGTAGAATGAATGATGCTGACTATATTAATTCATTAGAAACAGCACGCAACAAAGACAATACCATTCAGCAGGCCACGCTAAATCAAACCTACAAACTGCCTGGCAATGGTGACTGGCGATTCCGCATCAGTCTTGCTGAAGGTGCCACTTATCTTTACAAAGCTGGCGGCAGTGCAAATGGTGCTGCAAGCGGAAGTGATACAAATATACTGGCACCACTGGCAACCACCAACGGAGTGGTATTTCCCTACACACCATCAGTGACCACCAGCTATCAAGCCAAATACAACACCTATGATTTAGTGCATTCAAACTATCGTGGAGTTTTTTATCAAGGCAGCGGTGTGAGTGAAATCAGTGTGCGAGGAGTGTTCACTGCACAAAACACATTTGAAGCAGGCTACTTGTTGGCAGTGATACATTTTTTCCGATCAGTTACCAAGATGTTCTACGGCCAAGACGAACAACGCGGAGCACCACCACCGCTGGTGTATCTCACAGGACTAGGCGACTATCAATTCAACGCACATCCTGCTGTGGTCACAAATTTTGAATACAGCTTGCCCAGCGATGTAGACTACATACGAGCTAATAGCTTCAATAACTTTGGTACAGATCTAGCCAATCGACGAAACGGAGCATTTACTCCTTCCAACCCATTGAGTGCTATTGCCACTAGATTGGACCTGTCAGGATTGTTCCCCAATGCTGTGGCATCTAAACCAGACTATGGCCCTATTACCAATTCAGTGACCAACACAGCCAAAGCCACATACGTTCCTACCAAAATAGATATCAGTGTGTCCTTGTTGCCGGTGCAAACAAGAGATCAGGTCAGCAAACAGTTTAGTCTTAAAAAATTTGCCACCGGCAGCCTGTTACGTGGAGGATTCTGGTAATGGCCACTTATGACGCAACCAGTCCCTATTACAACACGCCCTATGCCCAGTTCTATCTGGACAAAATGGTCAACAGACCCATACCAGCAGGCAATGACGATTTGACTTTTACTATCAATCTTACCTATCAGTATCGTCCTGACCTATTGGCCTATGACTTGTACGGCAATGCTGGACTGTGGTGGGTATTTTATCAGCGCAATCCAAACACACTGACAAAACCCCCATTTGACTTCGCAGCCAACACTTTTATATATTTGCCAAACGGTAACACATTGAAATCAGCGTTGGGGTACTAAAACATGGCTGACAATCTAGCACCTGCTGACGCTGCACAAAAACAATCGTTTACTGACTCCACGTTGTCTCAAGCACTGATTGAGCCGCAACCCAATGTGCTGGATAAATTTGCCAGCTACACATATCAAGCATCGGTATATCTCATGACTACAGATCAATATCGAAATTTGTTAAGCAGCGCCAACAAAACTATTCCTGACAGTCAATTGCTGTTTCAAAGCGGCGGCAAAACTGTTGGTAACAAATTTTTTGACAATGACTTTTACATAGACAATATCACACTAGAAACTGCATTGGCTGGAAAACAAACTCAAGGAGCTCACATGGTCACTGATTTAAAATTCACTGTGACTGAGCCAATGGGAATAACCTTGTTAGATCGACTGGCCAATGCAGTGGCAGATTCAATGCCGCTGGATACTGCAGGAAAAGTAAATTTCAGTGCAGTACAATATCTGATGGCCATACGGTTTTTTGGATATGATCAAAATGGCAATTTATCAGCGCCAGGGATACCTGCAGCAGTTGGAAGAACTGCCAACCCCAAAGCAGTGGTTATAAAATATATTCCTTTCTGTATAAAATTTATCAAGTGGACTGTGGGTACCAAATTGGTCAGTTATGAAATTGAAGGAGCGCCAGTGGGTCAAATCACCGCCGGCAGCACTGCTCGTGGTACTGTGCCATTTGATATAGAACTCAGTGCAAAAAGTGTAGGAGAAATTTTGTCTGGGTCTGCTACCTATGCTGCACCCAAAGTTGATGATAAAGATAACAGATCTGCACGACAAGGAACTGCGGCCACCGGTGCAGCGGCACCAACTAGAACTGGTGGAGCAGCCAATGGAGGCAGTCCATCAGCACCACCAAATGCAGGAGCAGTACCTACTCCCAAAGCCAAAACAATTACATCAGGGTTGATGGATGCAATGAACAAGTTTCAACAAGAACTAGTTCAGAGAAAGGTTTACAACATTGCTGATGAATACGAACTTGTGTTTGTGGATGCGGATGAAATAAAACAAGCACAATTGCAAGGACCACAAAAAGAGGTTGATAAAAAAACTGGATCCATGGCTCCGAGTGCTAGTGCTGATCCAAAAAGTTTAGATTCCAGCAAAATACCAGCCAACACCACTCAACGAAACAAGCCTATTCCGGCTGGTCAATCAATCACACAAGTGATTGACCTTATTATTAGAAATAGTTCTTACATAACCAAACAAGAAAGAGTAATCAACAATCCAGATGGATCCGCAGAGGATGGATCTTCAGCAGTTCAAAAACCCATGTCATGGTTTTTGATCACATATTCGGCCACCCCCATCGGCGACAAAATTGATTCCCAACGCAATGATTTTGCTTACAAAATAAAATACACCATAACAAAATATGCAGTACCAAATTTTGATAGCAAGTATTTTCCAATTACTACTTTTCCCGGGCTGCACAAACAATACAACTATTGGTTTACTGGGCAAAACACATCAGTATTGGATTATTCAGCAACTTATGATGCACTATACAACCTCACAGTGAATGGCAGCAAAGTTGGCGACTCAGCATACGAACAACGCAAGAAATTACTGACCAGCAGCACCAATGACCTGCCCAAGTACTCTTACAATCCGCGAAGCACCCAAGCTGTTGGCTATGGCGACGGCAAAAGCAACGAGGGCAGCGCCAATGCTGCTGAATATCTTTATAGTCCGGATACATTGAGCAGTTCCAGGCTGCGAATTGTTGGTGATCCTGCTTGGATACAACAAGGCAGTTTGTTCAAACCCATTGATGTTGAAACCTACAAAGCCGAAGCCAAGCTGGGGTTTTTGCCCGACGGTACTATTTCGTTTGACAGTGCTCAAGTGCTGTACGAAATTGCCTGGCAACGTCCTGAAGATTATGATCTCAAAAGTGGGCTGGCAGATCCTTATGCCAAAACTAAACTGAAATATGGCGAACGTTTGCCATTGCAAAGCAACATTTACAATGCTATGAAAGTCACGAGTGAATTCCGCGGTGGGCAATTTGAACAAACACTAGAAGGCACATTGTATTTTTACAACAAGCCCAAAGCAACAACTACCTCTGCTGCTGCCAATGCTGCCGATACTACCGACGGCAGCGACAGCAGATTTGCACGACAAGGAACTCCGGCATTGACATCAGCTGCACAAGGTCAAACAGGCACAACGTTGGCACCCATCGGAGATCTTGCAAATCAAGCAGGAATCAGAGATCCACAACAGCTGAGTCAGCTGGCACAACAAGTGCCTAACATTGTACCATCACAACCAGCAAGCAACCCAACCAGCAGCGGACAACCGGTGGGAACTGCTGCCACTGATGGACAAACAGGACCAAACAGCTCGCCGCCGGTGGCGGCCCCTGGGAGAACAACATTGGATTCTTTACAATCAAATCCAACCAACACTCCACCTTATTTGACAACTAGAGACACATAATGGCACAAAACAACGCACGCAGCAGGGGAAAACCACGCAATTATAAATTTGATCGCGGCGGTATGCCTGCAGAATTTGGTCCGTTTACCGGTATAGTAAAATCCTCAGCAGACCCCACACGGTCGGGACGATTGAAAGTTTACATTGAAGCATTTAGTGATGGTGGACAATCAGGGGAAGATGATCCCAACAAGTGGACCACGGTCAGTTACATGCAACAATTTGGTGGATCTACTCCGCCGCAGCCTGCTGGCGGCACCACCAGTGCCATTGGCAATTATCCTGGTAATGAAAACAGTTATGGCATGTGGTTTACTCCGCCCGATGTGGGTATCACTGTGCTGTGTGTGTTTGTTGATGGTCAGCGAGATCAAGGTTACTACATTGGAACTGTTCCTGAACAGGGCTTAGGCAGCATGTTGCCAGCCATTGGCGCCACTAGCAATTATTCTATTGACAAAACAAATGTTAATCAACAAAAATATTTTGCCAAATCACCAATACTTCCAGTGACAGAAATCAATGTCAACAATAATGAAATTTTTAACAGTCCTACATTTTTCTCACAACGCAAACCAGTACATAGCTATGTGGCAGGAATCATGTTTCAACAAGGACTTATTGATGACACCCAACGTGGTCCCATAAACAGTACTAGCCAACGAGAAACTCCAAGCAGTGTGTTTGGTATAAGCACCCCAGGATCTCCTATCTATCAAGGCGGCATGAAGCCCAATGACATTCGTAAAAAAATCAATGATGGAAGTATCAAACCGGGACAGGCGCAGGTGATAGGGCGTGTGGGCGGCCACACGCTGGTCATGGATGATGGAGATCTTGAAGATAAAAATGCCTTGTTCCGTCTTAGAAGCAGCAAAGGTCATCAGATTACCATGAGCGACAGCGGCAACTTTTTTTACATCACTCATGCCAATGGACAAACGTGGCTGGAATTTGGATCTGAAGGTACTGTGGATGTGTACTCCACCAACTCTATCAACATGCGTACAGCAGGAGATATAAATTTCCATGCCGACAGAGACATCAACATGTTTGCTGGTAGAAATGTACAGATCAAAAGCACCAAACGCATGCAGTTGGAAAGCATGGAAACCATGATTCTAGACGCTCAAAAAGACATAACAGTGTACAGCAAAAATACCATTGGCGTAAAAGCAGATGGTGCATTGACCATCAACAGTGCATCTGGCAGCTGGGGCAGCGGCAGCGAATTAATAGTCAAAGCAACTCAGATTGAACTCAATGGACCAGCAGCCGGAAGTGTTTCTACACCCAACCCCATAACCAAAACACTGTTTGATGAAGTGAAATTCAACACCAGCGCAGGTTGGGAAATCAAAACTGACGGATTGACCAGTATCTGTAGTCGCACAACCACTCACGAACCGTATCCCTATCACAACAAAGGTGTAGATGTACCGGTGGCATTTGAAAGTGGCTATGCAGTACCGCCAGGCGCTCCGGATGTACCTCCGGGTGTGGCAATCACGGCAAATTGATATGGCAGCATTTACATTTTCATTGCCAACTGGAAAGTCATTCAAAGTTGACGGTCCTCCAGGATTCAGTGCTGATCAAGCCAAAGCAATATTTGATCAACAATCCAGTGCAGGTTCACTGATTGGACTCAAACCTGGCGCCAGTTTGAGTGCAGCCACTCAGGCAGTCAGTGGACTGCCCTCTGCACAAGGCGCAGTAAATCAAGCACTAAGCGGAATAACTGGCGCATTAGGAGCAGGAGTCCCAGGCGCTACTGGCATCTTGGGAAGTGTGTCAAAGAACCTAGCAACAGCTGGCGGAGCATTGGGCGGCAGTCTAGCCCCAGGCATATCGGGGTTGACAGGAGCAATAGGTCCAGCAGTTACCAACTCATCGGGTGTAATAGCAAATAGATTATTAAATTCAGCACTATCAGCAGGCAGTGTGGGATCGGTGGCTACCACAGTCATTGGCACTATCAATAGAACCATTGGGTCTACCGCAGTAACATCTCCAATTAACACAGCCAATTTTGTCAAGCAGATTCCTGCATTGGGTCCCATTGGCAGCATGAGCGCCAGTGATGTCAGCGGGGTGCTGGCACAGTCTAAAAACATAGTAAATCAAGGTGCCGGAGTTCTCAGCAACACAACTGGTGCAGGATCATTTAGGTTGAATGTTTCCCAACTGGAAACTGCAGGAATTCTAAAACCAGGCACCGCAGCATTGGCTGCTGCTTCAGGGGCTTCATTATCATCAGTACTCAAAAGCCCAGCAGTGTTTACCGGAGCCAATGGCATCAAAAGCATAGATTCACTGTTGTCTAATCCTGCATTGCAATCTGGGGTACAACAAGATCTCATGGCCAAAGGCACCGCAGCATTGGGTGCAGCTGGCATTCCGGTGGCAAGCCTGAGCGCACAAGGTCTAGCAGGTGTGTCGTTAAGTGCGGCCAAAAGTGTGCCTGATACCGAAGCACTACTTAAAGGATTACCATCATCAGCAGATGCCAAAGCAAAATTTAATACCCTGGTCAAAGACGGTTCTTTTGCTGTGAACCTTGCACAAAGCAAAGTGGAGCCGGTATTCAAAGCAGAAACTACTCCAGTTGCAGCGTCAGACACAGTGGATCGCAGTACCCTAACCGGTGCTACCAATCGAGTATTGGGCAATGACAAGATTCCTGCACCTGATTTTGCTACTGCAACACCCGATGTTGGCACTATATCACAAACAATACAATCAGGATTCACTGACTATGATTCTGCTGTTCAAAGCATAATACCAACGTGGAACACCATCAATGAAAAATTAAAAACATTAGAGAATCAACAAGTTATATCTCAACAAGAGTGGATGTCTATTGCTGGCCAACAGCAAGCAGCAAATCAATCTTACCTGGATATTTTATCAAAATACTATGTGCCTGCATCAGCTGTTTATGATAGTGCTCCTGCTGAAATACAAAAAGAATTTAAACCACTAAAAGACAAAATATTTGAGTCTACCGGTGAATTAACAGACCTGGCATTTCCAATTATCAAACGTATCAAACAGTTGGCCAGCAAAATTTCCACCAACGTAAGTGCCTAATTTTTCTCGGTAAATACAGCATGGCTCAAACATTCATAGGTTTCAACACTATCAATCAAGTTAAAAAATTTACCTTGACTGATTTTCCACTGATCAAACAAGATCTTCTGAATGCTTTCAATATCCGGCAAGGTGAATTGCCGGGCAGACCCGAATATGGCACCATATTGTGGAACTTCTTGTTTGAACCCCAACTTGAAGAATTGCAAAACAGCATGGTTGCAGAAATACAACGTGTGGCTGGAGGAGATCCTAGAGTTTATATTTCTGATATACAAATTTTTCCGCAAAACAACGGTATACTGATACAGTTGGAATTGACAATTACTCCATCAACCGACGCCCAACGACTGGCAATATTTTTTGATATTACATCCAGACGAGCCAGTTATATTTAGGTATAAACTACGCAGTTTTTTGTGTCCATAAATAAACGATAAGGCACAAAAGGTCAAAATCAATGGCAACAACCACTAGACAAACAGCAATATTCGGAGTTGAAGACTGGAAACAAATTTACCAGACTTACCGTGAAGCTGATTTTCAAAGCTACGACTTTGAAACTCTACGCAAAAGTTTTGTTGACTATCTACGCCTGTACTATCCTGAAACATTCAACGACTACATTGAAAGCAGTGAATTTATTGCTTTACTAGATGTAATGGCATTCATGGGACAAGCACTGGCATTCCGTACAGATCTCAACACAAGAGAAAACTATATGGACACAGCTGAGCGCAGAGACTCAGTGGTTCAACTGGCAAATTTGGTCAGCTACACAGCCAAACGCAACACAGAATCACAGGGTCTACTCAAAGTGTTTTCAGTTGTGACCACAGAAAATGTCACTGACTACAATGGTGTAAATCTCAGCAACGTCACAGTGGACTGGGCAGATCCTACCAATCCTGCCTGGCAAGAACAATTCACGGCCATCATCAATGCCAGCTTGGTAGATTCACAACGCATTGGTCGCCCAGGCAATCGTCAGACCATCTTGGGTGTGCGTACAGATGAATATGGCATTAACTTGGTTCCAGGTTACTTGCCAGTAATCCCGTACAATGCTACAGTAGATGGCATCTCCATGCCATTTGAAGCAATGTCCAGTACTTCAATGGGTGAAAATTATCTTTATGAACCCAGTCCTAGAGTAAATCAAACATTTAATATATTGTTCCGCAATGATCAACTGGGATTCAACAGCAACAACACTGGATATTTTTTCATGTTCAAACAAGGTGTATTGCAGAATCAAGATTTTAATTTACCCGAGCGTATTGCCAACCGCACTGTGAATATCAACATCGAAGGGGTCAATCAAGAAGACCGTTGGTTGTTCCAGCTTGACACAGTGGGCACAGTCAACAGAGAATGGCAATTCACAGAAAATGTATACTCGGCAGCAGCTGAACAAATTGGTACCAGTCTACGCCCTATATTTTCTGTGACCAGCAGAGCAAATGATCAAATAACCCTGGTGTTTGGAGACGGAGTGTTCAGCGAAATCCCAGTGGGAACTTTTCGTTGCTATGTTCGTGCATCCAATGGATTACAATACATCATCAATCCTGAAGAAATGCAAGCAGTCAGCCTGCCCATCAGTTACATCAGTCGCACCGGGAATCTTGAAACCATAACATTCACATGTGGTATTACACAACCTGTGAGCAACAGTCAAACCCGCGAATCAATTGCAGAAATCAAACAACGTGCTCCAGCACAATATTACACACAAAACAGAATGGTCAATGGAGAAGACTACAATCTATTTCCATACACTCAGTACAACTCTATTCTCAAAAGCAAAGCCCTAAACCGTGCCAGCATCGGAACCAGTCGTTATCTTGACCTAGTGGACAACACTGGCAAATACAGCAGCACCAACACATTTGGCAGCGACGGCGGCCTGTGGGAACAGAACATATTGCCTACAATATTGTTTACCTGGAATACCAGGAATGAAATTGCAGATGTCATAACAAATCAAGTTCAGCCGCAATTGCTTGCGCCTATTGTGAAACAATTTTACTATGCAAATTTTCCAAGACAGTCAGTCAACACTGGTGCCACAGCAGCAAGCACCTGGCAACAAAGCACTACACTGGCCAACCAGACCACAGGCTTCTTTCGCAATAGCACTGTGACCAGCGCCTGGCCCAGCGGCACTCCTATACCAGTGGGCAACGTTGTAGGCATTACCAATCCTTTTTACTTTGTCACACCGGGTGCGTTGATCAAATTTGTTTCGCCCACTGGATACTACTTTGACCGCAACAATCGACTGGTGCAAGGATCTCCTTCGCGGTCGGATGAAAAACTAGAAATCTGGGCCAGTCCACTACAAGTGATTGGTGACGGGTACAGTGGTGGTCTGGGCAATTTGCCGTCAGGCGCAGGCCCTGTATCATTGAACAACTTTGTTCCCACAGGTGCTATTGTTGACACAATTATTCCGTTGTTTGTGACTGATTTGCCGCTGGATCTAGAAGCGGCCATCAGCGAGCAAATTGTTTTGTATCGAAATTTTTGACTGGGCTACGACAATGACGGCTCAGTAACAGGAACACCATATGCCTGGTACTTGATTACCAGCACCAATTTGGACCAAAATTCTGCATGGAGCCAGACTGTTCCAGGTATTGCCGGCAACAAAGACGGAGTGAACTCAGACGCCAGTTGGCTAATACAATTTGTCACAGTGAATCAAAGCTACACTATCACATTCCGTGGGCT